CACGATGGCTCGGGGACCGATGGGATAACATACAAAAAAGTACGTTATGAACTACACCGAGCTTAAGACCGCTGTAGAGGATATCGCGGAGAACACGTTCTCTGCTACTGTGTTTGCCAATCTGACAAAGTTGGCAGAGCAGAAGATCTATCAAGCGGTCCAGCTTCCGATCCTCAGGAAAGACGCCACGCTACCATTGAGCAGCGGCGTGCAGGTGTTGAGCCTGCCCACAGACTTCTTGGCGGTCTACGCTTTGGCGGTGTATTCAACGCTTTTAGGTGGCGGTAATCGCACGTTCCTCTTAGATAAGGACGTGAACTTCATGCGAGAGTCGTATCCCAACCCTACAACAACTGGCACGCCCAAGTATTACGCGCTTGACGGTACGCAGATCGGTAACGAGAAGATCCAGAAGATCATTTTTGGTCCGACTCCCGGTGCCAATTTCAGTGTTGACTTGAACTACTTCTACCAGCCTGAGAGCATCGTCACGGCAACCAATACATGGCTCAGTGACAACTTTGATTCCGTGCTAGTGAACGCGGTACTGGTCGAGGCTGGACGGTTCATGAAGCAAGAGCAGGACATCATGGCGATGTACCAGCAGCAGTTCCAAGAGTCGATGGTGCTGTTGAAGAACCTGGGTGATGGCAAGAACCGTCAGGATGCGTACCGCAACGGGCAGGTCAGAGTGAAGGTGGGCTAAATGATCATCCAGGCCCTGACCAATTCGTTCAAAGTGGAGATGCTGCAAGCGGTCCATGATCTGAGTACCGATGTCTTGAAGCTGGCGCTTTACACGGGCTCTGCCACGCTAACACCGGAAACAACGGTGTATTCGGCCACGGACGAGGTTGTAGCCTCTGGGTACACAGCAGGTGGTGTGGTACTTACGGGCGTGACAATTCAGACTCAAGCCAATATCCCCAATACTCAGCCTGCCACGGTGTATGTGGATTTCGACGACGTGGTGTTTAACGCAGCACTGACAGCACGTGGTGCACTGATTTACAACACCAGTAAATCTGACAAATCGGTGGCGGTGATCAATTTTGGGTCGGATAAGACCTCGACCGCGACCTTCACGGTTGTGATGCCAGCAAACACTGCAACAGACGCACTCATTCGCTTTCCCTAAGGTGAGCCATGCCTAGTTCCTATACCTCGCTCCTTGGCCTTGTTTTACCCGTTCAGGGCGAGTTACAAGGAACTTGGGGCACCACCGTAAACGATTACCTGACGGCGTACATCGATGCAGCCGTTGCGGGTGCTCAAGTTATCAGTGGTTCACAGACTGCGGTTACGCTCAGTACGGCCAACGGCACGTCGCTTTCTCAAGCTGCGGGCGCTGCGACAGGATCTTCTCAGTACGCCATCATTCGTTGTACAGGCAACCCGGCGAGTCAACTGACCATCACGGCCCCGGCGACCAGTAAGGTTTACTTGGTCATCAACAGCACCTCAACGGCACAAAGCGTAAAGGTAGTCGGTACTGGCCCGACGACAGGTGTGGTGATTGCAACGGCTCAGGCGGCGTTGATCGCTTGGAACGGCTCAGATTTCACCCTGATTGCGACGACGGACATCTCCAAGCTGAGCGGTGTTCTGGCTGTAGCCAATGGAGGCACGGGCGCGTCTACGGCAGCTTCTGCTCGTACGAATCTGGGCGCAACTACGGTCGGCGGGAATCTGTTCACGCTTGCCAACCCCAGTGCCATCACGTTCCCCCGTATAAATGCAGACAACTCTGTCAGCACGCTGAACGCCTCGGACTTCAGAACGGCTATCGGTGCGGGAGATGTAGCGGGCCCTGCCTCGGCAGTCAGTGCCAACATTGCCACGTTCAATGGAACCACAGGCAAGATCATTCAAGACGGAGGTAAGGCGCTTCCTTCCGGAGCGGTTGTAGGTACAACTGACTCACAGACGTTGACAAACAAGACATTCTCTGGCGCGACGCTGAACGACGGCTATACAGAGGAAATCTTTACGCTGGGCACCTCGGGCAGCATCGCGCTGAACCCGGCTAACGGATCGATCCAGACCTGCGCGGCGTCCGGCACGGTGACCTTCACTGACAGCTTGGCTGCGGGCCAGTCGCTGCTACTGATGCTGACTGGCGGATCGACGTACACGATCAATTGGCCGACAGTGACTTGGGTGACGGGCGCTGGCAACCTAGCGCCAACTCGCACCGCAAGCGATGCGTACGCTTTCTGGAAAATTAGCACCACGTTGTACGCGACGTACATCGGAAGCTACGCATGATCAGCAAGATGTTGTTTGGCGCTAACGGCGTGCTCCAGAAGGGGTACGCTGGCTACAGCGACATCGCAGCGTTTATTTTCAGCCGTGAGACGGCTTACACAATCTCGGCCACGTTTGGCAGCGGCACTGAAAACGCTGGATGCAACTCCAGCACTAAAGCGTACTACGGCGGCGGGAACGCGGGGTCGTACAACAGAATCTACGACCTGATATTTTCTGCCAAGGAAACGTCGTCGTTGTTGAGCGCAACATTAGTTACGGGCCGCGTTGCGTTAGGCACAGTCAACTCAACAACGCGCGGATATTGGGTTGGCGGGTACTTACCAGCTTCTAATTTACCGTCAAGCGAAATAGACGGTATTATTTTTAGTAGCGACACTATCACAAACCCCGCCGCTGCGCTATCAACAGCGTTATTTCGAGACACAGCTACAGTTTGCTCGTCAACAAAAGGTTATGTTTGCGGCGGAACAAATAACACTATAACACCTAACACAAGAAAACTTGTCAACTACCTTACTTACAGTTCAGAAACAATTACCAACCTCGGCGACGCGCTTAGCGCGTCAAGCCAAGGCGGAGCGGGCGTAAACTCAACAACTATTGGGTATTCTGCGCTTGGTTGGGTTGGTAGTTCAGACCCTTTAACAAGCGCACCCAACGCGTCGCCTCGAATTGAAAAAGTCACGTTTGCCACTGACACAATTGCGGCGTTTGGCTCTAATTTGTCTGTCGGACGTATGTCGCTGTCAGCGTTTAACAACGCCCAGAAAGGCGTTTTTACCGGCGGCGAAACGCAGTTTTTGTCTGGTAGCACGACTACTGTAGAAAAGTTGGTGTTTGCTACTGAAACTCTGTCTGTGGTTTCTACCGCGTCGCTTTTCAGGCAATACACCACCGGCACGCAAAGCGGGGGCTTCCTGTGAGCCAACTGGTCACGACCAACGACATTCCAAACGTCCTGACTGAGCTTGAGCAGGCGTTCTATGACATCCCGTTTGAGAACAGTTGGTTTCAGACTGAGAACTTTGTACTGGCCGCGCAGAAGACGCCAGCGCGGGCGTATCGTGCGCTGGGGCTGCGCATCTTTGACCGCATCCAAGCAATCAAGCACAACATCGTCAAGGCTGAGTTGTCCCAAGTGGACTACGACGAGAACGAGTACAAGCTCGGCCTGTCGGAAACCTCAGAGTTTGACAAGCGTCGCTTACGCCTGAAGAACAAAGAAATCGAAGAGTCGCGCAAGTGGGCGGACAAGTTAATGAATGACGCGCTGCAGGAGATCAGCCAACTCTACGCCGCGTTCAAGCAGTACCCCCGGTACACACGCGAGCAGTTTGAGGCCGAAGAGGCGCTGCACTTCCAGATCGAGCTTGAACAGCAGATCGAGACGGCCAACAACGGGGCCAAGGAGTCGCTGTTCAACATGAGCGTGAACCACATCAAGCTCAAGCAGTTTCTTGACGAGCCGGGAAGTTTGGCAAAGCTGATCGAGAATCTGCAGGCAGACTTGGTCAAGATTGAGGACGTGCTTCAGATCGAGCAGAAGAAAGCAGAAAGCAAGGCAGTAGCTTGAGCAATTGAGGAGTGGTTATGGCTTGGTCAGATGTACTGAAAGCAATCATCCCGATTGTGGTGGCTGCGCTGGCATGGCTGCTGGGGCAGGTTGCCTCCTTCTCTGAACGCTTGACCAAGATCGAGGGGCAGATGCCTGCGCTCATCACCAAAGAAGGTACGCCGACTGATAGCCCAATCAGCGCACAGAAGCGGGCTGAGCAGAAAGAGCAGTTGATGAACCACATCAATGAGCTTCAGGTCAAGGTACGTCTGCTTGAAGAACGCGAGCGCATGAAAGGAGCCAAGTAATGCTCTCCCTCCTCTCCACCCTCGGCGGGCTGCTCATCAGCGGCTTGCCCAAGCTGCTTGAGTTCTTCCAAAACAAGTCTGACCAGAAGCATGAGTTGGCGCTCGCCAAGCTCCAGACCGAGCGCGAGTTGCAGTTGGCCGCACAGGGCTTCGCCGCGCAGCAGCGCATTGAAGAGATCCGGGCAGACCAAGTCGCCATGCAGACTGAAGCCGAGACCACGCGAGGCGCTCAGGCGCATGACGAAAAGGTGCTCGACAAGGCTAGCCAGTGGGTTGCCAACTACGTCGGTACGGTGCGCCCGACGGTGACGTACCTGTTCATCATCGAGCTTATCCTGATCAACTTCGCGCTGACGCTCTATGTGTGGAAACACCCAGACTTGGTGCGCTCAATGGACGACCTGATCCGTGTTACGACAGTGATATTCAGTGAAGATGAAATGGCGATGCTTGGGTCGATCGTGGGATTTTGGTTTGGTTCACGTCAGTGGAGCAAGAAGTGAAACTGAGCCCGAAGGGTGCAGACCTGATGCACCGGTATGAGGGCTTCAAAACCAAACCGTATTTATGCCCCGCCCATATTTGGACGGTGGGCTACGGAGCCGTGCTGTACCAAGATCAGATCCGGCTTCCCATGATTCGTAAGGAAGGCTACACTGGCCCCATCCGCAAGGAGTTCCCGCTGCGCTCGGAGGACAGCCGTGTCTGGTCGAAAAAAGAGATCGAGGAGCGCTTCTTGGTGGATGTCGGAACTTTTGAACGAGGTGTTCTTCGTCTGGTTCCCGGCGTATCTGGTGCTCAGACTCGGTTTGATGCTCTTGTTTCTCTGGCTTACAACATAGGACTGGGCAACCTGCAGCGCAGCCAGATCAGGATGCGTGCCAACCGGGGCGACATCGAAGGCGCAGCCGATGCGTTCATGCAGTGGACCAAGGCAGCAGGTAGAGAACTTCCGGGACTGGTTAAACGGCGTAGAGATGAGCGGGCACTGTTTCTAAGTTGAGGACATCATGCCGCTGAAGAAATTAACACTCCGCCCCGGCGTTAATAAAGAGAACACCCGCTATACCACAGAGGGTGGATTCTACGAGTGTGACAAAATTCGCTTCCGTCAAGGCACGCCTGAAAAGATTGGCGGCTGGTCACGTATTTCTGCCAGTACATTTCTGGGCATTTGCCGTTCGTTGTGGAATTGGGTCACGCTTGGCTTTTTGAATCTGCTAGGTGTCGGAACCAATCTCAAGTTTTACATCGAAAACGGTGGCAGCTACTACGACATTACGCCGCTACGTGATACCAACATATTGAACGGGCCGTTTACAACAAACGGTACTACAACGGTCACAGTAACTGATGCTTCTGGTGGCTTTCAGGTTGGCGACTTCGTTACGTTCAGTAATGCGTCGGTTGTCGATGGTCTAAATCTGAACAACACTTACCAAATCCAAACCGTCCCTTCTTCATCCACTTACACGATTACCGCCGCTTCTGCGGCGTCTGGCTCTACGGTTGGCGGCGGGGGCTCTGCAGTCAACGCTTACTACGAATTGAATGTGGGCTCTTCCATTGCCGTGCCCGTTACAGGATGGGGCGGGGGCTCTTGGGGCAGCGGTACATGGGGCGTGGGTGGAACATCCAACACAGCCATTCGGCTTTGGAATCAAGCCAACTACGGTGAAGACCTCATCTACGGACCTCGTGGTGGAGGCATCTACTACTGGGACGCGTCCATCGGGTTCAACCCTGTTACGTTTACGGTGACCATTGCGTCACCTGCGGTGGTGACGACTTCCATCAGTCTGACCAACGGAACGGTAGTGGTGTTTACGACCACGGGTGCTCTTCCCACGGGATTGACTCCAGGGACACCATACTACGTTGTCAACGCTTCGGGCTCTACGTTCCAAATAGCAGCTACCGCAGGCGGCACGGCTATCACCACATCCGGGTCACAGTCAGGTACGCACAGCATCTCTCAGCGCGGATATCCGCTTTCGTCGCTGGCAGGGTCCACAAGTGCGCCGACATTGCAGAATGGCATCGTGGTATCTGATGCTTCGCGCTTTGTGCTGTGCTTCGGCACCAACCCCCTTGGTGAGACGTACCTGGACCCAATGCTGATCCGCTGGTCAGATCAAGAAAACGCAGCGGTCTGGTATCCCGGCGCAACCAATCAGGCGGGGGACATCCGGCTGTCACGTGGTTCAAGAATCGTTACCGAGTTGCAGTCTCGCCAGGAAATTCTGGTTTGGACAGACGCGGCGCTTTACGGCATGCAGTACCTCGGCCCCCCGGTGGTGTGGCAGACCCAGATTCTTGGCGACAACATTTCTATCGTCAGCCCTAACTGCATAGCCATTGCCTCCAACGTCGTGTACTGGATGGGCGTGGACAAGTTCTACAAGTACGATGGTCGGGTGCAGACCATGCGTTGTGATTTGCGGCGTTTTATCTTCAACGACATTAACTTGACGCAGGCTGATCAGATCTTTGCAGGTACTAACGAAGGCTTTAATGAGGTCTGGTGGTTCTACTGTTCCAGCGCGTCTACTGCCGTTAATCGCTACGTTATCTATAACTACGCCGAAGACGTTTGGTATTACGGAACGATGGCTCGCACGGCGTGGTTGGATTCGGGCCTGCGGGACTATCCCGTTGCTGCAACTTACAGTAACAACCTTGTTGACCATGAGTTTGGGCTGAACGACAACGAAACCGGCACTTCTGTTGCAATCAATGCTTACATCCAGTCTTCTGAGTTTGATATTGATGACGGACACAACTTTGCGTTCATCTGGCGCATGCTGCCCGATATCACGTTTGATGGGTCTACTGCGAGCAATCCGCAGGTAACGATGTATCTGTATCCGTTGGCAAACTCAGGCTCCGGCTACAACCAGTCTGGCACTGAGCAATCGGTAGGCGGTACAAGTTACGCCAATGTGGTTCGCACGGCGACGATCCCTGTGGAGCAGTTCACAGGGCAAATTTACACGCGGGTGCGTGGGCGTCAAATGGCGATGAAGATCGAGTCCAATCAGCTTGATACGGCGTGGCAGTTGGGCAGTCCTCGTATTGATGTGCGGCACGACGGGCGCAGATGACTATTTGGTCCAACATCATCAAGCGGTTTAGGGCACCGGCTCTACCGCTGGCAGGTGCGGAGTACAACTCAACGTACTTCAATGATCTTGTTCGTGTGCTGCGGATCTACTTCAACCAACTAGATACGCTACTGGAGGAGATTGTGAACGGCTCACCGGTCAATGTGCAATTTTTTGGCGGGGCCGTCGATGCTTTTGGCAGAGCCCGCTCCAGCAGTCCGTACACGCTTTTCGATTCTCAGAACCGCTACGAGAAAAACGATCTCTTCGATGAGTCCACCGCCACAGGCGGCACGGTCACTTACGACGCCAACTCCAGCACCGTCAACCTCAACGTCACGGCCAGTTCAGGTTCTGAAGTTGTAAGGCAGACGTATAGGTCATTCTCTTACCAGCCGGGTAAATCGCTGCTGGTGATGAACACATTTGTGATGCCGACGGCCAGCACCAATCAGCGTATTCGAGTTGGCTACTTCAACACGCAGAACGGCGTTTTTTTGGAGCGTGACGGCAGTTCGGTTTACATCACTCGGCGCACGTATGTCTCTGGATTGGCCGTGGACACCCGCGTAGCGCAGGCTGACTGGAACGGAGATCCACTAACCGGTGCAGGAGACTCAGGGTTTACCCTTGATTTGACCAAGGCTCAGATCTTCTGGCAGGACTTTGAGTGGTTGGGTGTTGGCGCGGTACGTTCTGGGTTTGTGGTCAATGGGCAGATCATCGTCTGCCATACGTTCTACAACGCGAACAATCTGACCAGCGTCTACATGACCACGGCGATTCTGCCGGTGCGGTACGAGATCACGAACACCGGTGCTAGCACGATAGCTACGCTCAAGCAGATCTGCTCCACGGTCATTTCCGAAGGCGGGTACGAGAAGAAGGTGGCGCTCAACATAGCGCGGATGACGACAGCAAACGGGTCGATTTCCACAACCTTCGTTCCGTTGGTTTCCCTCAGGCTTGCGTCAGGAAGGACTGGCGCTGTTGTCGTTCCTGATGGATACTCTGTTCTGCCTACATCGGCATCGTCGGTGACTTTTGAGATTGTACTGGTCAAGAATCCTACGCTGACCGGGGCGTCCTGGGTAGCCTCCACATCCAACAACGTCGAACAAGATCTCTCAGCCACCAGCTTTACTGGCGGGACCATTGTGCAGCAGCAGTTCGTATTGGCTAGCACGCAAGCCAGCGGTATCATCGCAGGTGGTGGTGACTACAACTGGGACTTGCAACTTGGCGCAACGCTTGGCGGCACGTCCGACATCTACACACTGGCTATCCGGGCGCTGTCCGGCACGCACACGGCCATCGGTTCTATAGGTTTCTGGGACCTGACATGATGCGCGACGACGAGTTCAATCGGCTGCTTGAGATGCTGCACCAAGGGCAGGAGCCGTTGCGCTTTGATACTGGTGGCGGAACCTTTGACGGCTTCAGCGGAGACTTTGGCGGCTCGGACACTGGCCCTGGAGGCACAAACGTAGCAGACGAGCAAACGGGGAGCTATTCAAGCTCAACAGGTCAGGTCAATACTGCGCTGAACGAAATGCAGTTGCTTGACCGAGAGCTAAACGAAATCGGAAAGCACGACTTATCAACCGCAGCAGGATTGGCCGCAGCAGCGCCAGCACTTGGACGGCTTCAAAGTGCAGGTTACGGGGACCTGACGGGGCTCTACGCCAACAATCCAACGTCAAGCATAGACAATCTACTCGCGTCGCAAAACTTTGGAACAAACATAGCACCTGCTCTTGTGGCGATGATGCCTGGGTCAGGTCTCATCAAGGGTGCACAGTTTGCGCAAGACCTCGTGTCTGGGAAGATTTCTCCTGGGCAGGCAATTACGCAGGGCGGCCTTGCAATAGTAGCGGGTCAGTTAAACGTATCGCCCGCAACGCTCACAAACATGCTTGAAGGAAAGTACGGGCAAGCAGTGGCGTCTGCTGTTGGCGGCAAAGTTGCTGGAGCGATAGCGCAAGCTACAGATTTACCTGGGGGGTTGGTAAGTCTTGGCCTGAACGTTTCTGGCGCAGGCAAAGCGCTCAATGACAACATTGCGTCAGCGGTCAACAATGTAATTTCCTCGTCTCCTACAAATGCGGTCGGGCAGATTGCGTCAAGTATTGACTCAGTGCTGGGTGCGTCTGGTGGTGCGGGGCCGAGCATGGCGGGTACAAGTGTAGTCCCGACCGGGGATACCACAGGCGCTGACTCTGCAGGTGAAGGCACGAGCGCACTGTCGATGCTGGCCGCACTGGGGGCCGCAGGACTGCAGTCTGGTGATGATGAGGATTCTGAAGAGTCCAGGATTGCTCGGGTGCAAACGGTATCTCCGTTTGGTAGCGCTCCGTACACAGGATAAAGGGGAATAGCATGTCTTTAGGCGATGGAATGCTGGCAATAGATCCAGAAAATCCAGTAACTTGGATGCCAAAGGATTCTGATGCGGCAGGCAATTTTCTGCGCGGAATAGAAGATGTTTATGCGACTGAAGGGCCTGGAGTTGCAGGTACAGGTATTCTTACTCAAGGCACAAACATCCCAACAGGATCTGGCAAATTTGATGTTGCTGGCCTCATCAAATCCCTGCTTGGCACCAACAAAGAAGGCAATATCAACTGGCTGAAGTTGCTGCCGCTGTTGACTGCATACATGGGGTCAAAGGATAAAGCTCCGCCGACCGGTGGCGGCATTGGGTATGCGTACGCGGGGCCTGCGAGTCAGCTTCAACGCGCGGTAGTTCCTCATCCTGCCATCCCTGGCGCAAGGGTAGCGATGCATCGAGAAGTGCCCGTAGGTGCCGCTCAGGGCGGTATCATGCAAGCCTATGCGCAAGGTGGCCCCGTGCCGATCCGTACAGGCAACCAGATGATGGAAGACGGCGGCTTTGTGATGACCAAACGCGCAGTGGATGGCGCTGGTGGACCACAAGGTATCAGGCGTTTGCTGCCTCAGGCGCAACTGTTTCAAGGCCCCGGCGACGGCAGCGGGCGGGACGACCGCATCAAGACTGGCATCCGCGCAGCAGACGGCGGGATCACTCCGGCGCTTGTCTCCAAGAACGAGATGTACGTGCCGTACCGGGATGTCCAGGATGCAGGCGGGCCCCGCCGCGTGCATGGGCTAATGAAGTCTCTCGAAAGGAGAGCGTAATGGCTACGATTGAGTCGCTTTACAAAGATATTCTAGGCCGTGGATCTGATCCAGGTGGCGCTGCATATTGGGAATCTCAATTTGGTCCGACCATTGAGCCGGAAGAAATTGCTACATTTAAGGCTGCGGCACAGCCGGAGCTTGTTACGCAAGCTCAAGTTGCTCAGATGTATGAGCAGCAGCTTGGTAGGCAGTATGACCCAGAAGGTCTTCAATACTGGACGCAACAGTTTGGCCCTGGTCCGTTGAGTGACGTAGAGCGGGAAACATTCAGGAGTGTCGCTGCAAGGGAAAACCCGGCATTAGCGAAGCCTACACCCGGCACACAAACCGGCGTCACCACTACGCCTATTGACCCATCTCAATCTACGCTCTCACCTAACTTTGCGGACTATGTTTACCGTATGCTTGCCAAGGGTGAGCAAGCGGCGAACCTACCGTACGAGCCATACACGGGCCAACGCTATGCGGGTGTTTCTCCGCTGCAGGAACAAGCGTTCCGAGGCATTATGCAGATGGAGCAGCCCGAAGCGTTTGCACAGGCTCGGGATATGTTGGGCATTGCAGGCGGTCGGGCTGGGCAGACGCAATATGCCCCGGGAGTTTACGACACGCAGCTTGGTCCTGTCTTGAGCTTGCAGGAGTACATGTCTCCCTATATGACGGGGGTATCAGGTATTGCGGCGCGAGAAGCGCGTCGGGAAGCGGACATCGGACGCACTGCAGAGCAGGCCCGTCTTGCCCAGGCCGGTGCATACGGTGGCTCCCGTCAGGCTGTGTTGGAAGCAGAGCGGCAACGCAATCTGCAAACGCAGATTGGTGACATTTACACCAAGGGCCTTCAGTCTGCCTACGACCGAGCGATGGAGCAGCGTCTCAAAGAATCCGGCCTTGGTCTGGAGGCGCAAAAGGGCACAGAGTCTTCACGCCAGTTTGGCGCTGAGCTTGGGTTGAAGGGTTTGGGTCAGCAGATTCAAGCAGGTCAGGCATTAGGGCAGCTTGGTACGCAGCAAGGTCAGTTTGGGCTTGAGGGCCTGAAGACGCAGCTTACTGCCGGTGAACAGCAACGTCAGATTGCACAGCAGCCGCTTGACTTTGGCTATCAACAGTTCCAAGAATCGCTCAAGTACCCATACCAACAAGCCACGTTCATGAGCAGTTTGTTGGGCGGATTGCCGCTTGCAGCTAGAGGATACGACTCCGGCACGTCTACACTGGGCGGCGCACTCTCAGGGTTGACCGCAGGGCTTGGGCTGGCGAGTTTCTTGGGCAAGTAATCCCTACCACTAGGTGATACATATGAACGGAATGCAAGCTCCGCAGATGCCTGGGCAGGCCGCTATGCCGGTACAGCCCCAGATGATGGGGATTCGCCAGCAGCCACAGGGTCCGAAACAGGATGTACCTGCGCTTGTGCCGCAAATGCAACAGATGGACCCCAGACAGCTTGCTGCTTTGGTACAGCAATCTCGCGGCAAACCTGATCCCAAAGGCTACGCGGCGCTGGCAGCGTTGCTGAGTGAACTCAAAGAACAACAATATGCGCAGGCAGCAGCAGGACAGAACGCCATGCAGCAGAACGCTCGACAGCCACAGGGTACCGTAGCGGATCAGTTGCTTGCTGCAGCGCAGCAAATGCAGCGCCCTCCCATTCAGGCAGCATACGGTGGTCTGATGCGTGGCTACTCTGGTGGCGGGATTGTGGCGTTTCAGGCGGGTGGAGCGGCGCAGACGTTTTCTGTGGCTCCGCCAGTAGAGTCCAGACGAACGTACGGTTTTGCCCCAGACTACGAAGATGCACGACGTTTCGGCATTAGCCTGAGCCCATACGACAGCCCTGAAGTTCGCGCTGAAAAGCTGCAACGCTTGGCTACTATGCGCGAGTTTGAAAAGCAGGCGGCGGGTAACAGAGCAGAAATTCCCACTGAAGAAAGTGAAGCGACTCGTAAATTGTTGGAGACCGCCTACGCGGATCGGTCACGTGCAAAAGATATTCCACCTCGGGCCGCCGCTGCTCCTGCGACACGCTCCCCCGCACCTCGCCCTGACACGCGTGCCAAACCAACTACACGCCCTGCACCGGGCATAGCCACTGCGCAGCCTCAATTGGCACCCGCAACGTATCAACCACCGATGGGACCAGACATTTACGACAAATTGGAAGCAGATCGGATTGCGGAGCTAGAGAAGCAACGAACGCTGCCTGAAGACGTGCTTTCAGGCCGTCGTGGTATTGAGACGCTTGTTGCCGAACAATTGAAGGCGCAGCGTGAAGATATGGCGGCTCGCCGCAAGGCTGCGGAAGAGCAGCGTGCCAAGGCGATGGGTGCTGAAGGACTCGGTGCGCGTGATTTTTTTGAGATAGCTGGCGCAATTGACCCCCGACGTGGCTATGTCATGGGTTCGCTTGGTAGGGGTCTGGCGGGTGTCACAGCTCGACAGGCTGCTGAACGTGAAGCGGCCCGTAAGGAGTTTGCTCAGTTTGAACGCGATGAGCGGTCTGAGCGCACGCTGATGAACCAGATGGCTGTAGCTGAAGCGACACGCGCTCAAGCAATCCGCGAAGGTGACATGAACCGGGCCAATGCTTTGACGGAAAAGCTCGCAGGGCTCAGGGCTGATTTCCAGAAGCTACGCGAGGAAAGACAACAACGCGACTACGAGAACTTCATCAAGCAGGAAACGCTTGGTATCCAACGGCATGAGGCAGAGTCGAAGAGGATGACTGCGAAAGCTGCGCAGACTGCTGCAGCAGCAAAAACGGCGGACGACACCAAAGAAAAACGACTCGCCATCCAGAGCATGCGGGCTGATCCCAACTACGCGGCAATCGTCAAGGAACTGACTGAGGCCAAGAAGCTGGCTGCGCTGAGCAAGTCGCCGATGATGCAAGAACGGCTACGCGCCGCACAACAAGCAGCCGACGATCTTGCCCGCGCGTATGGCGTAACTCCTGGTATGGTAGGAGGTGCCGGAGCCCCTGCACCTACTGGTGGCGCAACAGACCCCCTCGGTATTAGGTAACACCGATGAACATCGCCCAAATTCGCGCAAAGTATCCGCAGTATGGTGACCTGAGTGACAAGCAGCTTGCAGATGCGCTGCACAAAA